GGGGACTCAACTTTACCAGCATTGAACATCACCGAATTCATCACGAGAAAATCGCGAGAGGTGAAATTCTTACCCACGCTGGGTACCAACCCGCCACAGGACGTCACCCCTTTCCAGATTTGGTAGCCCTGGGCGGTGGACGGAAACACAACGTCATCGCCATTGATGAGGCAAGGGAAATCGTCCAGAGAGGTACCAAACGGGAGGTCACCTGAGATCTCCTGCGAGTCTCGGGTGAGGGCAGCGTTGATAATGCAGAGAACTGGAAAAGAAACCGGAGAGCCCATCAGTTGGCCATTCCTCTGGGGCTTGGAGAATTCTGGTGCACAGTCAACCTGATGACCGGTAAGAGCCTTTCGAAAGAGAGCTGCATACTGTGCCGGGATCCCACAGATCCGGGAGACCTCCTCCGCGACAGTATTGGAAAGCTCCCCGTGGACCAAGTTTGTAGCGGCCCGGTAGTCGCCGCTAACATAAAATTGATCTGGACGAAGGGGGACTGAGAACCGAGACTGAACTGTATGTTCCGTGATGGGACGGCCATCCATCACGTTATCACCGGGGACTCCGATCGACGCCTGGGCACCAATCGCTCCACCGATCAAGGTGAAGGTCTTCGTCTTCCTCAGTACTCCATGCAACCACTTCTGGATAAAGGAGGCATGAAAGTACTCATTGGGAGGACCTGCAGTAATTGTCCGAATCTTCAAGGGCTCCGCAAGTGGATGGACCTTAGCCGGAAGTTCTGAAGGAACCTCCAGAGGGATTCGATTTGGGATCTCCCGAACGACGATCTTCTCTATTCCGATGTCAAACCAGTGGAACAACGGGGTGAGAGCAGAGATCTCTTCGTTCGGTGGACGAAAGTACTTCAGGAGCCGACGTAGGATATCATCGTCCTTCTGTAGGACAACATGGTCGATGATCTCCCGACGGTCGGGCGCAATGTCTACCCTCATCCCTATCTCTTTGCATATCGTGAGGAGTGCTTCCTCCTCATGCATAAGTAACGGATGTAGGGCACCTCGGGCACCTCCCATGGAACGAGGGAGGGAATGGCCCTTTCCAAGGTAGTGAGCCTTGGCAGAGGGAAGGTGGTGGGGTGCCGAGACAGGGAATCGAAGTCCACTAAATAGTTCCTGGCATGTACGGCGGACCGCATGCTTGGCATCTGCAATAGTGTATCTTCGACCCTTGTCGACTCCGGCTGGAACATCAAAAGGATGTTCGGTCGGAGGGGTAGTAATGATTTCCGCTGACTTGAGTCCTTCCAGGAACAGCTGATCATCACTTGCCTTTGGGGCACACCGCTTCATATTGAACACAAACTCCTGGCACAAGACACGATCGCTTGTCAGCCAGGCCCCAAGGGCCAGACCACCCTTGCCTCCATAGATATGTCGGGAACGGACAAATCGAACATGGAAGGGGGGGGGAACGGAGGGTTGTTCTTCGGGGGATTGGCGCTTACTATACGACTCAAGTAGCGCCAGCTTAAGCTTATAATACTGCTCGAACTGACCAAGGATATAGAGGCCTACATATCCAAGGAAGAGTTCGAAGAGATTATGGATTAGCTTTTCAGATCGAACATCCGGAACTAAGGGATGCCCATACCTACTACGACAGTGACAGGTATCGCTCGACGGCCGACTACCTTTGTGTATTGGGTTAGAGCATCCAAAGTTCAGGGAACCGGATGTCATCATGTGAAGGTCATGCTTGTTAGCAATCTTCGGAGGTATCACATGATGGGGGAGTTCCAGAAAGGTCAACATTGCATCAACAACTTGCAAGGCCTTTCCGCAATTTGCTAGAAAGCGGGCCTGAGGGGATGGAACCTCCTTAGGGCTTTTTGGCGGAGCTAGACGACAGTCAGGATCGAGTTCATTCCACTCTCGAAGCTTCATCGCATAACACTCTGCCGCTTTTTGGTACTTGGAGTATTCCATTTCCCACAAGGCCACCGCACCGTTAATACCCTCAACTTTTGAAGGATTGACATTTCGGTGGTAGCCGGCAGTTATGTTTGCAACCTGGCGAAGACGTGTATCCCATGTGGACACGTCGACGCTGATATTTTCATACCAGGTCACGCACAAACGCTTTACTGCGTTGCGTACCCCATATAGTTTAGCGTGTCGAAAAGACATGTTTCC